CACTAAAGCCCGTGAAGGTATCATAGTATTCAGGATAGTCGCGTTGCAGAAGACGGCGCATCCCACCCATGAAGATAGTGCCACGAAGCGGGTTAATATCTAGGGGCGTCCCTGGGATATGGATATAGCCCTGATCTGTATTATCTTGGTATTTACCCCATGCATTCATAACACCTGGATGGCGTAGATATTCACGAGGCATCCACCATGCCCACCTATGAGCCTCATAACCCCAGAAGGGATATATCATTCTCATGGTAGTAGATACCGCAGTCTGGTTCTCATAGTCGGGGAAAGTTGATAGCCGGATTCGGTTAGTCTCCTGAGCCGCATCCTCGCGAATAGCCTGCCAGTAATCTGCGTCCTGAATATAGGCGAGAGGATGGCTCTTACGACGATTAGCTACCGATACATCGAATCCTTCAGGCCATTCCTCAACTTTGGGATAGTCAGGATCGTGTCTAAATGGACGACCCGTCATCTGGTCGGATGCAACTACACGGTCAGAAACTATCTGTTCATTTGTTATAGGATCAGTTTCGTCAAAGGACATCGTGGGATGCCTACGTCGCCCTGCCTGTTCTCTACCTGTTGCTCGTAGATATTCTTGGAGAGACATTCCCTCTGGGGCTTTTCCACCTTCCAAGAATGATTTCACGCCTCCACGAATCCCTGGGCCAGCGGGCTCATCTCTATCTAGGATGACTCCTGCATAACGGCGAGCATCATCACTAAGTGAATCAAACATACTTGTTATGGTAGACCTACCCCCAGGTTGCCTAAGAGCATATGCTATTCGATCAGTAGATAGTCTACTAACATCAGATTCTTGTGTTCCTAACGTAAACAATTGGTGGGCTCGCGAACGAATTGTTTCTGCACTAACATCATCTCCAAGTTGGAGAGAAGTTTTTATATTTTCTACTTCAGATATAGCCTCTCGGATAGAGGATATATGAGTTGCCGTTTTTTCTCCTAGCCTAGCTTCAACCCCTGGGGCTATTCCTACATCTGGTATAGCTCGGCCTTCCTCTACCAGAGGCGCACCTGGAGTGCCTGGAACAAAACTATTCTGAATATCTACTATGGCCTGTTCTACCATAGCGTCTATATCTAGGTCGAGAGTATCCAGTGAATCAAGTACGTCGTTCCATGCATCTGTTACTTCTTGTGTAGATCGGCCCCCATGAAGTTCAAGAACCTCATCATAGGCAGCAAGTTTGCCACTAGGGGTAGTTACACGAATATTGCTCCGCCTCAACTCATCTAGATAGTTAACAACTGAAACATATTGGCGTCTTTTTTGTCCCCTAATACGAGTGCGCCCTTCCTCTATGGTATTCTGCAATCTCGTAGCAGCCTCACGAGTTAATGTACGGACTTCGTTTACTGTGGTAGCCTGCCTAGAAAGTGTAGCAGCCCCAGACGGGAGCATTAACGGGCCTTCTGCTACGTCTACCTTCTGAATGATAGTTAGTCTTTGGCCTAGTGGGATAGTCTGAGAAGCAGGCCCTCCAGGATATATTCGGCGAGTTATCTCACGACCAGCATCGAGTATCATCTGCTCCCCTTCGGGAGTTAGTAGTACACCTCTGTTCATTCCAAGAGCTTCTATCTTCTCCATAGCTGCGCCTAGCTCTTGCATTATGGGCGCAACACCAGTTGCTACATCATCAACTTGTATCTTCTTTACTATGTCGTCATAGAGTTGCCCTACATTTTCTGGACTCCAGCCTAGTTCAGTGGCGGTCTGACCATGTTGGTTAGCTGCCACTTCTACATGGTTGAGTATTTCATTTACAAATTCGTTTTTACCTTTTAGCGAATTCGTTTCTGTTATATATAGTGAGCGTTCAAGATCGGCGGGATGCCCCCCTAATGCGCGAGCTATGTCTAAGCGAGTTAGTAGACGATCTGTAACATCGTTAGGGGCTCTAAGCTGTGCACCAGCAATGATAGTTTTAGACTTTAAGAGTTCAAGTTCCAGCCCATTCCGTAGCTCGAAATGTGCATCCCATATGTCTTTTGTCTCACGAAGGAACCCAGCCCACCATGCATTATCACGACCTCTACCTGGGGCTTGATAGAGTGCGCCACCAGGAACCATATACTCTGCCCGTTTAGATATATAGGCTAGGCGAGCAGTTTGCATAGACTTATTCTTAGCTGTGAGTGCCTTTAGAATTGTACTGAACTCTTGATAAGGAAGAGTTTCTAATACTGGCCCACCAGTAGGATGTTCTAACCGTCTTATCCGATCTAAATCTTTCATCAGGTCTGCAACAGCAGCGTCAACTTTATCCGTAGCCTCTCGAAGTTGAGGAGTTATCCTAGTTGCCCATAGATCATCATAGACCTTTGCAGCATTATTAGAATTACGGAGAGTCCGCGCATAGGACACGGCTGCTCTAATAGTATTAGTCATACCTTTATCTAATACATCCATAGAGTCATCAATAAGAGCTACCTTAGCCGCAAGTTGGTCAGCCGATTGAACTGGCTGATTTATCACATCCTCAAGGAGCTTTGCGAATGTGCGGTTAAACATTTCAGGAGATGTAAAATAGTGTTCGTAGATGCGCTCTTTGAACATATTATTAAGTTGAGCCATGTTCTCTCTGGTCCAGAGACTTCCATCTTCTGCCCGTTCAGCCAGTAGTATTTTAATATCGGTTTGAAGCAACATAAAATCATCAAGGGCTCTTTCTACCTCGCCCCTATGGACTGTGCCAATAGTAAACTTAGTAGCAACTTCTTCGACAAGTCGAGGATCGCCACTTATAACAGCATTAAAGAGGGCTTCACGATAAGCCTCTGCCACATGATGTGCCATAGGTTGAGGGGCATCACCGCTTGTCATAAGCAGCCAATCCTTAGCGTGCTTAATAAGCCCTCCTGTGGTATTAAAGTTAGCGGTAACTTCTTCTATGATTGCGGTAACCTCGGCTATAGTTTCGGGAGCACGCTTAGTTATCTGGGCTCTAAACTCTCTAGCATTAAAGTTAGCTAGCTGTGCGCCTGTTGTTCTATTTCCCCAGTTATATCCTAGAATAGTTTTAAGGTCTTCAGCTAGCACACTAGGTTGATCGGGATTACCTAAGTTGGGGAGTAGTCGCCCTTCGTTATATGCTTCAGCGTATTTTCTAAGTATATTAAGACCGTCAGCGGCTTCGGGGGCGGCTCTGCCATCTACGGTGTTTGCCACCATATTAAGGACAGCTTCAGGACGGCCTAGCCCTAAGTTAAACCCTTCAAGCTGAGTCATTCCTGGGGGCAGATAAGTTTCTATATTATGGTATAGGAAGACGTTTCTCTGATGAGGACTACCTCGCCAGAGAGGATTACGCCCGCCAAGCATAGTTTTCATACTAGCTTCAAGCACATTGAAAACTGAATATGCCCCGAACATAAGATACGAACGGGCAAATCGTTGAGTAACGTGTCTATCAAGTTGTGAAATAATTTTTAGCTTGGTATATGGATCAAATGCACTAAGCATCGAGGCTATAATACCCTGTTGGTAACGGCGCGTTTCTACCTCTGTGCGAGCCGCCTGCACAAAGGATTCTCGAATAAATCCCCCACTATTTTTAAGCTGGTCAGCAACAGTTCCCCCATCCTCGAAGGGTCGTAGTGCCTGTGATTTTATTGCGCTACGTCGAGCATCTAGGAATTCACTAACTAGAGCACGAGAAGCATCATTTACATTCCTGCCACTAATATTAGTCACTATAAGGTCAACAGCTTCTTCATGTTGGAGGAACTTAGAAATACCCATGCCCGATGTATCATCTAGGGTACGATTAACGATATCAATCATTTCGCGAGTAACCTGATCCTCAGTCAGACCTAGCTTAATAGCCAGTTCTGTAATCTCTACGCGATTTAGAGCACGGTAGCCTAGAAGAGCTTTACCAGCCTTAACCCAGGGATCAATCCCCGCTGGGGCGTCGATAGCTACATTAATAGCGTATGTAGCCCATAGCTTTACATCTTCGGGAGTTGCTTTCAGGATGGGGTATCCTAAGTTTTCAGCGAAGGCTTTGGAAAATAGAGAGTATGCCTCGTTAGCATGACGCTGCCCTTTCTGCATAAGAGTGCGAGGGGCTATGCCCTGGAAAGTGGGCGGGAGCATATCTTCCCAGACAGTAGCTTTACCTTCAGCTAGGCGTGTCTGCCTTCTAATCACACGGGTTGCTAAGAGTTCTCCGCTACTATCACCAGCCCAAACAAAACGTAGAGCCCTGAATGGAGCATCTGTGGCGGCTAAAAATCCCCGCTCAAATGCAGTTGCAGCCCTGTAAAGTTTAGGAACGGGTTTAAGCAATCTGGGATATAATCCAAATCCTACATACGTTAGAGGGTCTGCTAATACTTCAATCCCAAATTTTAGGAAGCCGTTAGTATCCCATTGGTCGAATAGAATACCATGATGCTTCCATGTGCCAATCCCTGCTTCAGCAGTTTGTTTCTGTATCTTAGCCATATATTCATGGGCTGGGTCATCATATGAACGGAATGATGAAATATAGGCATGGTAGCTTAGTCCAGCTATTGGATGCACAACATTGCTAACCCACCATTCTATGGGACGTAGTAATGCTAATGCGGGCTGTGCGGCAGCCTTCATCCACTGAGCCTGTTTAATTTTAGATACTACTTCGCCGCCACTTATCTTTCTTCCTTCTCTTAGGAGAATAGTAAGTTGGTCATCCCACTCTTTTAACGAGTCAGATAGAAGTTGGGCATTAGCGTCTACATCGAATATAGTCGAGTTAGCTTCTGTTCTAGTAAATCCATATGCTATTAAAGCATCCCTATTATCTTCAGCAGTTACTCCTTCAGGATTCCTAAAGCGTCCGGCATTTACTAATGCGTTAACAAGCTCTTGATCTGTTTTATTTGAGGGATTGATTTGGAGCAGTTCTTGTAGACTACCTCCAGGCGTTTGCAATAGCTGGGTTCTTTCTAAAAGGCCCTGCCTTTTAGTTTCTATGTCTAAGAGCACTTCAGGTATAGATTGATCTAGCCAAGTACGAAGAGCGGGACTAACCTCATCCGATACTTTAGATAATGCAATTATTTTATCGGTGTCTAATGTTTCGTCCCAACGAAGCCATATGGGTAAAGCACGACCAATCTGTAGTTGCCAACCCAACCATTTGATTTCTTCAGTTAAAGTAACCATTTGGCTAGCCGCTTCAAGGACAGCTATCTCAAGCTCTCTTGCCTCGACTATCTCAGCTTCAGTGCTTGGCGTTCCAGATATTTCTTTAAGCATAGACCCGCCAAAGAAACTTGTTTCCAATCCTGTAGCAATAGCATTAACTATTCCAGGCATAGATAGTGTTTTAGCGTCAACTGGCAGACTTGGAACTGCCCCAGGATTCTCAAATAAGTCCTGTTGGAAAACCCTAAAGTTCTTCTGTGTATCTGTTAGTAGAGTAGTCAGTTCCGTAAATCTAGCTTGCCGCATTTCTTGGGCAGGCTGAAGAGATTCGGGTAGAGAAGGGGGCTGAACAATAAATTGTTCCCCTATCTCTATATCACGCTCTATTTCTGGGTCAGGAGGTATTCCAGTAGGCGTTCCATTAGTAGAGAATGGAGCAGTTGGGATAGGTTCACTAGGCGGCTGTGCCATTATTGACCACTCCTTGCAATCATTGCTTCTAGTTCTGCCCCTCCAGGGCCTCCAGGCCCCATGCCGTTAGAAGGAGGAGACTCTGATGGCGGTGGTGGTGGCGCAGTCCCACCTAGTTGTGCCATTATCTGCCGCGCCAACGCTCTATATGTTTGAGCAGTCTGGGGATTCATCTCTTCAAGTTCATCCGCAGCCCCGTTAAGAGCATTGATAACTGCCGCTTGGATGAATGCCGGATGCTGACGAGCAGCATCATCCCTAACTTTTTCTATCTCCGTTTCTACGTCAGATATCTCTGGCATAAATAGTCTCAGGGATGTCTCATGGCTGATAGAGAATGCCGGAGCAGCGGCCCGTGCTACGTTAATGCGAGCGGCTAAGTCACCTGGAACTCTAACTGAGTATTCAGCAACAATATCAAGGGGAAGGTCTTTTAGTATCCCCAGTGCTTCTATCTCAGCAGCAGTTAGAATATCTGAGTATGATCGAGGATTCTTCATCATCCCCGATATCCAGGTGTTATCTACCTCAGTGAATATGAATTGGCTTGCTATGTGGTAGGGAGATATAACTTGTTGAGCCGACTCCGCAGACTGGGCCATAACAAGAGATGATATTTCCGTTACGATGTTTCCGAAAGTGACATCACTGAATCCGCCACGTTGGAGCATACCACGCAGCGCAAATACTAACTGCGTTCCCTCTGGCGGAATGCCTGGGAACTGGAGTGTTCCTAGATCATCGTTCGGGCCTAGCTTGAAGTGTGCGCCACGCTTAGAGAATTCCTCGGCATCCTTCACTATTGGCTGGGGGCCAGTGCTCTTCTCATAGGTCTTGGGGTTAGCTATATCGTGGAGAAGTTGTTGGAGGAATGTTTGCTGCCTATTAAGCTGGGCAAACACATTTGCATTAGTTGCTAAGATACTCTGGCCTCTGAAGGTGCTGCTATCGTTTGCGTGGGCATCTATCAAGGAGCTAGTGCCGGACGTAGTAGCATGTCCTGGGGCAACAGCCGAATATTGGCTTGACCCCGTGAAGGGAAGTCCTCCGACTGCGCCTACCAGTATGGGTATCTCATCCAATCCTGGGACTAATGTCAGGTCTTTAACTACTGCGTTTCCAATGGCAACCCCGTGGAATACAGCGTTGTCGTGTTTCTCCCATAGATGGTATTCAGTTAGTCGGACATTGCCTCTCTGCATAATGCCAGAGGTATCCCACCCTTCTCGTTGCGCTTTTAGAAGAGCGTGAGACGCCCTACAGGAAGTCTTGCGACCTACACGAGCTAGTCCTATATCTAGATCATCACTAAAGTCTGGATAGACTTCCACGGGATGCAGATAATCTGCGAATAGCTTGCCACCCATCGCATGATTGGGAATTGCAAACCATCCCGTGGCATTAAGAATGCCGATCATGTCCCAGGAGAAGGTAGTTCCACCACGTCGGAGGTTCTTTCTATCTAAGTTAGCCCACATACGAGATAGTAAACTCGCTACCGACTTAGCTGCCAGACTTTCATCGGGCCTGAACGGTACACCATCCTGCCTAGTAATAGTATGCACCAGAGGTCGAGGCTGTAATAGAAAGGTAGCCATGTTCCAGAGAGTTCGTGGCTCGTTAGAAACAAAACTTTCTAAGTCTGCGTGGGATAGCTCGTCAACTTGTGCAAGAAGCCGGAAATAGAGAGACATCTCTCTATCTCGTCCTATGTAACCCTCTGCGAGATCGCGGATATCTTGAATTATGTCAGACATGAGCCCTCATCTTATGTGCTAGGGAATATATTCTGTATGCAGTTCGCCGACTAACTCCAGCTAATTTCATTATATCATTCGCCGTTGCGTCATAATACAGTACAATGCCTGCCCAATATAGGTAGAAGCACAATCGCTTATGTGCGGGTTTATTATGGAGGGTAAAAAATATGGCCTGACCACGCCAGAAACCATGCTTGCATATAGTGCAAGTTGCGCCTATATCATGCCTATCAGCCTTTTGCCGATAGGGAAATCTAGCGTTTACCTCGCGAACTAACAAGCCCTAAACCCTCATAAGCCATAGCGGTAGGCGCAGTAGCCGCAAATATGGCAGCACTATCGTGAAAGTCATCACCATTACCGAGGAATACCAGCTTTTTATCTGCGCCCACACGAACATTGGCTATCTGCCGGATTATATCTATATCATGGCATTCCATTTCCCATAACATATGATTAAGCTCGCTCATCATATACATTTTAGTTCCACGATTATCTATTCGGGCTGCCCCAGTAGTAGCCCAGCCTATTACAGAGGTTTCTCGTCCACTAACTACGTCAGTTTGTCTGTAGACGTTGGGATAATTGGAAAGTTCTGCACAGAAAGCGAGGCCATGCCCATTTCTTTCTGATGCTATTCTGGCAGTTTTGTAATAATAGCCCAGTTCCATGACCATTGGGGCAAATGTTTGGGGATCGTACAGCCCAGACATAGTTGCACAATGCCGTTTAAGGTAGGAGCCGTCTGTTTGGCGAATAAGTTGCCACACGGTAGCCACTGAGGTAGTTATTTTACCCTGACCTGGATCAACTGCGATAAAATAGATTGGATTCTCTGCGTCATCGTCAGGACGTTCCCATACTTTTACATCCCCACCTATACTAAGGGTAAGTATGTCATATGTGGGATAGCAATCGTTCCTAAGTTCCGAGATTCTCTCTATATTGTAGTAAGGATTGTTAGAGGCAACAAAGCAACTGGAGATATCCTCGAAGAATTCCTGCCAGAATAGCTCCTGGATTTCCGCTATCTTAACTCTACGCCATCGGATACGCTCTTCTACCTCGGTATCGTCCCAGTTAGTTTTGTTAATGAGGCCAAGTTCTTCCTGGGAGTAGTTAGTTATCCTATCTTTTGCCCAAGTAGGGATAGCATAGGAAGCATCGTGGGGTATTCGATATTCGGGTTCCAGCCACCACCCTAGTTGGTGGAGAGTCCACCTACCCTGACCATCCAGGGATTCTTGGACATACTCATAGAATTCCCCGCCCTCCCCATTGGGGGTTGACTCCAATACCATACTCCCAGCAAGGGGAACCCTCTGCATAGTAGGAGTTAGTATCTTCTTAGCATCAGGCCAGAATGCCACCTCTGACCCTATGAAGTTGTGGATAGGCTCACCACGACCAAACACAAATGCACGGGCTGTGCCTATATAGAAAATAGAGTTAAGTTCAGGGAAGGATTTCTCGTGGGCGGAGTCATGGTTACGGATAGGTTTCTTGATAGGCCCCAGATCAGTACGAATAATCTCAGGGAGCTTATCATACATAAAGTTAACACGAGAGAGTAGCCGCTGGGTTAAGAACTCTTCGTGAGCTACTAGAACAGATGTAGTCCCAGGACGAGTAATAGTGCGCTTAAAGTCACGGGCCAGGAAGAAGGTAGTGATGCCAAGCTGTCCTGCTTTGATTACTATATCGCGTCCAGTTAGCCGATCATGAAGTATCTCTTGTGCAGGGTTTAAGTTGAAGGATATAAGATTCTGGTTCCTATCCTCGATCTTAATAAGATGCTCGAAGAAATAGGAATCGTTAGCAATAATACGAGCACCGTCCAATACTGCGTCAGTAGTAGACGGCGTTAGAGTAGTCATAATCGCCTAGATATTGTCCTAGCATTCGGGCCTCTACGCCCTAATCGACTAACCTGTGCTTTCCTTATATTCTTCCGACTGGACTCTGATCGTGGTTGGCTTTTTCTGGGGCTCCTCAGTATTGACGGCATTATGCTGTTCCTGTATTAACTGAACAAAATTAACCATTGTAGTTGGCATCTGCTCGCCCTCATCTAATCCCAGCATAGAACGAACCCCATTATTACGATCATAGGCCGGACGTAGTTTTTCTATGTACTTAACTTCATTATCTGTCAGGTTAGATAGTCCCTGGTCTAATGCTATTTGCAGAATTTTATCGTCTAGTTCCAATAGAGATCGGGAATTCTTAATTGCCTTAGACCTGAGAATATCTTCAATGAGAGTGGCTCTGAGTTCAAATACTTGCTGCTGGTCTACTTTCATGAAGTCAACGCTATTCATGTACCAGTCAGCTAGTGAGGTTACGTCTATGCCACTACGACCCAATGCTTCTGTGACACTAAATCCACAAACACGCCAGGACATATACTCCCGCTGTTCTTCGGAGTTAGTTACAGAAGATACTAACTGTCGAGCCTTATCTAGTTCTTCTATGGCAGTATCCATATAAATATTGTATATACGGGGAAGGATGCTGTCAATATTCCCTGGTATTTTATACTTTTCCAGAACACATGAGTGTATTTACATTTGTGTTGGAATCTGGTATAATGAATGCAATATGGAATTGGATATAAACTTGCTGAGTGATATATATAAATATATTAAGTAATTGGAATTTCCATTCCAACAACTGGGGACACCAAAATTCTGAGGAGGTAATGTTGTCTACTAAATCTATCCTAAGCGGTGTTAAGAGAATAGAACTAACCCATCAAAAGAGACATACATGGGATCTTAGCACTAAGAGGACAAACTCTTATTGTGCCTGCGTTAACTATGTGGGTAGGCAGTTATGCGAGATAGGCCCGATTAAAAAGGGTGAGGTTATCATCGCAGTTAAGAGGGTGTCTAATTATTATATTGATAGTGAGGGTGTGCCTATTACATGGTATAAGAGAGAACGCTGGCGTCTTGAGTGTTGGTCAGAAGCTCTTAGATTAGAGGGGATATCATATAAGTTAAGTAGTGGGGTGGTAGTAGAGGAACGTCCCGTTCGGGCTAAACCTAAACGACAAGTTAGTAAGGTACACGGGTTTACCCCAGAGCAGATGGCACATAGGAAGAATTTACAGAGTAAGCGGTCTACGTTGACTGCTCGAATGGCTAGATATAAGGCTCGGCCTATGAGGACTCCTACTATTGATAAAGCTATTCTAACTATCGAAAGCCAGTTAGTGATAATAAATCGGGCATTGGAATTATCCTCACAGGGGGCTGAAAAAGTGGGGAAGCCCAGCCAATTCAGCCTGGATGAGTGGTTATCCCAGAGGGGTAAGAAACTGTAAAATTTTAATAATTTGTAGGAGCTACTAAGATAGCAGGCGTGAATATCAATTTCCGGTAGGGCTAGATAGTGAA